GACCGGGGGTTGTCCTGGCCGGCCAGGGACCGACGCAGCCGTGACGCCAGGGAGGTGATCAGCGTGTACCGCAGTCGATGGTAGAGGCCGGTGAGCTCGTCGCCGGTACCGTCGGCGAGCGAACGGTCAGCCGGCATCCTCGCCGTCCGGTTGCTCGTCCGCCGATGGCTGTCCGAAGACGTCCGCCGCCGGCACACTGCCCGCGGTGTCGTCCTTGATCCGCGCGACCTCGGCCAGCACCAGGTCGTCATCCCAGTCCGGGTGCACGTAGCGCACCCGCTGCTCGATCGACGCGGCCTCGGCGCGGGCCAGCATCTCGACCGCGGCGGCGATGGTGCCCAGGTCTGGTTGCACGGCGTCGGCCAGTGACACGGCGGGCATGACGTCGGGCAGTCCCCAGTCGAAGTGCTTGTTGCCGAGCATCAGCAGTGCCTGCGCCCGCTTGGCGATCTCCGGCACCCAGTACAGCTCTTTGCGGCCGCGGGTGACCAGCGACCGCTCCCGCTTGTTGGTCACCTCGGTGGCCGTGATCGCGACCTCACCGGCCAGGCCGAGCGACTGCGCCGAGTACCCGGCGGAGGAGATCACCCGCAGCATCAGCTCCTGGGTGATCTGCAGGTGCTCGGCAACCCGCAAGAGGGGCTGCGACAAGGTGACCGGGTTCGTCCCGGGCGCGGCGTTGGGCGGCATGTTCAGGCCGACGAAGTAGCGCCGGTCGGCGGCGAACGCGGCACCCTGGCCGGGGCCGAGGTGCTCCAGCATGTACGACGGCAGGATGGCCCGCGCCCGACCCAGGTCCAGATCCCGCATGAGTGAGGTCCACGCCTCGTCCAGTGCGCCCATCGCGCCCACGGTGCCGGTGCCGTAGTCGGAGCGGCCCAGGTGGCAGACCTGCGGCTGAGACCGCCAGGCCCGGTTGGGCCGCATGTTGGGCACGTAGCCGGCGGTCAGCACGTCGATGCCGGTCGCCACGGCTGGCTCGAGCAGCCTGGTGGCCGCGTACCTGCCCAGCGCGGCCGGCTTGCCCAGTGAGTCGGCGGTGCCGTCGTAGACACCGTGCTCGATGACACCCAGCTCGTGGCGCTCCAGGTGCCGCACCACCCGTTGTTCGTCACGCTCGATGACCCACCAGAAGGTGACCGCCGCCAGCCGCCCGTACCGGAACTCCGGGATGGCCGCGTCGGCGTGCACGGCGCTCGTCCACGGCCCGTCGGCGACCGTCTGGTCCCACGCGTCGCGCAGGTACACCCCGCCGAGCCCGGCCGCGACCTCGGCGGCTTCCAGTAGCACCGGGTGCAACTGCTCGCCGAGTTGTTCGAGTTTGACCTGCTGGGCCTTGCGGTCATCGTCGGGCAGGTCCTGCGCTGCGGTGAGGGTGACCGGTTCGGCGAACAGCAGGTCGGCCGAGATGGTGGCGATGTCCCCGGCCAGCGGGATGTGCAACCGCTCGTCCGCCTCGCCGGTCGGGGTGGGCCGACCCCAGATCATCCGGGAGACCGCGCCGACCAGGCCGCCGCGGAACTGCGAGGGCCGGTTGGCCGGGTAGCTGGTCGTGGTGCCGCCGTACACCTTGCGCAGCTCGTCGGGCTCGCCGGAGTACCAGGCCGACCACTCGGCGATCGTCCTCAGGGCGGCCCTGAAGTCCTTCGGCGGCCATTCGGAGTTCGGCTCAGGCAGCGGCATGACCCACCCCCGGCCTGGGTACTCGAGGGGTCGGGAGGTGCGCCATGCCAGGACGGCATCCGTCGATCAAGCGCCCCCGGGTGTACGCCGCGCTGCGCCGCAAGGGCTACTCAAAGACGAAGTCCGCGAAGATCAGCAACGCGCAGGTTCGCGGGCACGGCGGGCGTGGCCGCAAGGGCCGTCGGCGCTAGCGATCAGTCGGCGCTGCCTTGCTGCTCGACCCTGGCGGCCTGCCAGGCTCCGAAGTGACCGACCCCGTTCGCGTAGCACGAGGCGATGGCCACGAACACCACCGAGTCCGGCCACAGCAGCACCGTCGGTACGGCGAGGGCGAACCAGACCAGCGTGAGCACGGCGTGCACCCGGCGCCACGCGGTCGCGCTCACGCGGCCAGTGCCAGCTGCGGTCGCCACAGCACCTCGGTGCTCCTGACCGCGTACCGCAGAGCGTCCAGCGAGTGGTCAGCCACCTTGATCGGCTTGTCCTCGCCCTTCTCGGCAGCGTCCGGATCCCACGAGTAGCCGCCGAACTCGTCGAGCAGGCCGACGCAGGAGCGGTGCACCTTGAGCCGGCCGGTGGCCAGCAGCGACGCCACGGTACGGATGCCGTCGAGCACGGCGTTGTCCGCCAACGACGGGGTGAGGCCGTCCCGAAACAGCTGGGTGACGAACTCCGCGGCGGACGGGTCGACGTAGGTCCACTCAGGGCGTACCGGCACCCCGTCGCCGAGCGGGTCGGCCAGCCAGCCGCGCAGTCGCTCGGAGTATTCGTGGGTGGTGAGCGTGCGGCGTGCCTGCTTGCTGTCGTAGCGCCACTCGCGAGCCACGTACAGGTTCGTGGCACCTCGCGCGTCCTGGCCCAGGCCGACCAGCAGCGCGGCGAACGGGTTGGTCGTGCCGTAGTCGATGCCGAGACTGATCCAACGCCGCATCGTCGGCAAGATGTCCACAACGTGGCGGCCGGGGTCGAACATTTCGTAGATGGCGCCCTCGGCCAGACACCATTCGCCGAGGATGTAACGGCGGTACCACAGGCCCACGTACTGGGCCTTGAGCCGAGTCTTGTACTCCTCGGTGAGCGACGGGTTGTCGTCGAGCCGGAACTGCCAGGAGATCAGCCCGACGTCCAGGCCCCGCAGCAGGAAGTCCTTGCGCATCCAGTGCCCCGGGCCGTCCGGGTTCATCGTGGCCAGCAGCTTCGCCCCGACCACGCGCAGCCGGGAGATGAGCATCATCCAGAAGCCGCACGGCAGCAACGTCGCCTCGTCCACGTACGCCAGGCAGATCGTGGCACCCTGAATCCTGCCCTGCGCCTTGACGTCGTTGGCGCCCACCAGCCATACCGTGCGACCCAGAATGCGCGCCGTGTTCGCGCCCGCGGTGTGCACCGTTTGCCGCGCCAGCGGGCCGAGCAGGTGCACCGACTGCAGCGGGCCGATGATGTTGCGCTCGATCGTCTGCAGGGTCTTGCCGACGATCACCACAAGGCCGTGGTCCGGCGCGGACACCAGCGCGATCAGGAACGCCAGCAGCGACGCGATCGTCTTACCGGCCGACACCGCGCCGTCCCAGGCCGCGATCTGCGGGGTGCGACCAGCCTCAACGATCGAGAGGATCTGCTTGCGGCTCAGCGGCAGGCTGTCCAGATCGATCACTCGCGCCCCCGCTGGCTAGTCGCTCGGCCGCCACGCCGAGGCCGTCAGCCAGGGCCTTCACCAGGGAGGCCGCGTCGGCCGCGCCGTCGTCGGCGTCGAAACGCTCGGCGAGCAGGTGCTTGTCGAACGCCGTCGCACTCGTGATCATCAGGTTGCGCAGCGCGTCCACCGGCGGGCGGTCCATCAGGTGCTCGGTGTAGACGTTGTCGCGGCCGCCGAACGCGAACGCCATGTGTGGCTCGTCCATCTGCCGGAGCAGGGCACGGGCCTTCTCCAGGTAGGTGCGCGACACCTCGGCGCGCATCGCCGCGTTGTCGAGCCGTCGGGCCTTGGTGGCGTTTTTCGTGGCCGTTCGTGCGAAGGGCTCAGCTATCCCAGCCTCGGCCGCGATCCTGCGCACGGTGTCCGCCGACACCTCGTACTCGCGTGCGATGCCCCGGCAGGTGCCGCCGGCGGCGATCGCGGCGGCGATGGCCGCACGCTTGGCCGGGTCGATCGGTGCAGGCACAGCGCCCCTCCCGATCCCGGTCTTGACGTGCCACAGCCCCGGCCGGCGAGGGTCCGATCGGGGCTGTGGGCAGTCCTGTGCTGCCTGCTGGCCAGCATCGTAGGCCGGGTGATCACCCTCCGCAAGCGCGCCCAGTACCGCTGCCGGGCGCGATCAGCTCAGTCGCGGTGTTGGACCGAGGCCCGCAAGTTGAAGGCTCACGACCGGGCTGTGCGAGGAACCCTCCCAGCCGGTGATCGCCACCTCGGCGAAGCGGCCGTCGGGCAGAGTCAAGGCGAACAACTCGATGGGCCAGGTCAAGGTCACCGACCGAGGCAGGCCGCAGAGCTCGGTGGCCGCCAGTTCGGCGCGGCCACCCCAGCAGCGCTGCAGGACCGGCGGCTGTACCTCCATGCCGTCCCAGTAAGCATCGCTCTCTTCCTGCCATTCGGATAGGTCGACCGTGATCTCGGCGCGGTAGTCGCCGCCGTTGCTGAGTGTGGCCGGGCCGACGTATCTGAACGTCATGCCGCCGACCCTTCCATCCGCCGCATCCGCTTCGGGGTGCTCGTCGCCACGTCCATCACGTCCCCGCAGTGATAGGTGATCCAGCCGGCGTCGTCTTCCTTCGTGCGGATCGGCCGCTGCTGGGCGGCCCAGTTGCGGATATTGCTCGCGCTGACCGGCCGGTCAGGTAGCAGCCGGGGCAGCACCCGCGCCAGCGTGGCGGCCCGCATGTACAGCACTTCCAGCCGCGCCCGCAGCCGGGCGCGGCGGTCGCGGGTCTCGTGCTGGGTGCGGCAGCGTCGGCAGCGCACGTAGGAGTCCTCGGCGTCCCCGTAGAGCACCGCGGGGCAGCTGCCGCCGTCGTCCAGCTCGGCGCCGCACACCCCGTACACCATGCCGTCGTCCTGCGGGTTGATCACGGCCAGGCCGCGGCGACGCGCCCGCTCGAAGTCCTGGGCGATCTCCCCGGCCGCGGGGTGGTAGCGGATCGGGCTGGGATCGCGCAGCAGTTGGCACAGCTCGTCGACGTCGGCGAAGGTGGCCGGGGCGAGCAGGATGTCCCGCGCCCACGTGGTGACGGTGTTGCGCAGCGCATCCTGCGCACGGGCGGCGCCGACCCCGTAGCCGAGCGCGGTCTCGCCGGCGGGCCGACGGCCGCTGCCGAGCCGGGCCTGTCGGGTGCGGCTGATGGTGAGCTGTTCGTCCAGCCAGCCCATCAGGTCCAGGTCGGCGTCCAGCGCGGGCCAGCAGTCGGGTGCCCAGCACAGGTAGGCGTCGCCGGGCCGCTCGCAGGACTGGCAGATGGCGGTCACGCTTCCTGCCCCGGGGTGCGGTAGTCGGCGATGATCGGCACGGCGGCGAGGACGACGGGACCCGTGCTGGCGATGCCAGCGGCCATCCGGCGGGCCTCGGCCTCGTCGAGGTAGGTGCCGACCAGGCCGCTGACGTCGGTCACCACGAGGTAGACGTGGCGTTGCCGCTGCGCGGTGTCACCGGGATCGGGGCGTCGCCAGAGCGGTGCCGGCCGGCTCCCGATCGGTTCATTCACGCCGTCTCCCCTTTCCCGCGCCCTTCATGGTGTCTCGTACTTCTGGTGGTCGTGGCCCACTGCGCAGTCGCAGGATTCTTTGCGCAGCACGCGGTGGCCTGGTCTCGTGCTGCGAACGGTCAGCGTGTGCGACTGGGGAGCCGGCTCGGATGGAGGCGGGGTGTTGCCGCTGCTCACATCAGCTCCTCGGTGATCGTGGGCCAGTCGGCGGGTCGCCACAGTCGCCCGTGCTGGCCCGCAGCCGCGAGCCACGCGACCTGGTTGGGGGTGGGTTGGGCGGTGGCGCTCTTGAGTTCGGCGAGCAGCACCCGCCCGTTGCGGGCGAGGATCAGGTCTGGCAGGCCGGCGTGGCCCGTGTAGGGGGTGCGCCAGTCGTCGTTGATCGTGCGGGCTGGGCGGATGTGTGCGACGCGGTATCCCCGCAGGCGGGCGAGGTTGATGACGCGTTGTTGCAGGTCCGCTTCGGACAGGGCGGCGGCGGTCAT